CTCCGCCCCATTTGGGGACTCGGATGTAATCACCGACCTCGCACCACGAGCCCTCAGGCCAGCCTTGCATGGTGTCACGGTTTTTGAATGCGAGAGGGCCAACTTCGATGACTTTTGCCACCATGTTGTTCCACTTCTCGGTCTCTTTGGTCTCTTCTACCAAAATGATCCCTGCGCTTGTCGTTTTCTGTTTTGTGCGACGTAATTGCACCAAAATTCGACCACCTAATGGCTTAGCACCCGGGCTAACAGCGGGGAATGCCCACTTCACTTCAGCGTTTTCCAACACTTCGGGGTTATCGCTCATCTTCTTCTTTGTCCTTTAACATTTTGTTAATGAGATCGAGGGTTTCCTGCAATCCCAAGTTTGTGCCGACCGTGCGTTGGTACGCCTCCCATGACGCGACGTTTCCAGCCGCTAGGGAAGAAGCTATTTCAGCTTGACGCACCTTGATTGCGCCGATCAGATCACCCAAATTGAATAACATTATTTTTTCTTAGCTTGCGATAGGGCGCCTCCTTGTTTTTTAGCTGGCGCTGTGTTGCCAGAGGTCTTCAAAGACGAGCCATCAAGCTTCTCGCCTGCGGCAATACGCTTGTGCATGGGCACTGCTTCGTTGTGGTAAGGGTTAGATGTAGCCATTTCAGCCTCCTAAGTAGGTTTGTGCTTCACGTTGAAGCTCGGTTGCAGTTTTTACCTGCTCTTGTTGCAGTTTTGCCGCATCTCGCGTCAACCTTGCAGACTCTATGCGCTCTTGGGTGAGATTTTTCTCTGTTTGCATCGCCACTTCGAGCTGTTGATCCGACTCGAACTGCTGTTTGCTCTGTGTGAGCTTGGCAACGTCGAGTTGTTGTTGGTTTTGAAGCTTTTGAACAGCCAATTGGTTGTCCGCTTGGTCTTTTGCAGTCAAGCGCTGGGTCTCTGCCATGCTTGTCTGGAGCAAAACCTGTGCTTCTGGTGTCATTGGAGGTGTCTGACCCTGCTTGAGTTGTTGCATTGTCTGCATCATCTTCTGCAACTCAGGAACAACCTGCGCAAATACCTTCTGCGTGTCCATGGTGACGTGCTGTGAGGCGATAGCCATGAGCTTGTCTGCCTCTGGCGTGACCTGTGGGTTGTCGTAGTCCGTAGCTTGGCGACCCAAAGTCTTCACAACATAGCCATTCATGCGGTTCAAGTACCACATGGAGATGTGTTGCTTCAAGTGCTCGACCATCTGGGGCAGAATAATCGGCTGAACCATGGGGTTTGAGCCAAAGATTGGGTCTTTGTAGAAGTCCATGTGGCTCTGGATGTGAGACAGGTGGTCTTGCTCCATGTAAGCAAACGCCGCTTGTCCAAGCATCATGGCGACGTTCTCATTGGCGGAGTCGCGCTTCTCAGGAGAAGGCACGTCTTTCATGATCTCGTTGATGCCGGGCACCTTGATCTGCTTCAAGAACCGCTCCACCACGACCTTGCGGTTAAACAGGTCTGGGTTCTCCTTCATGATCTGCATCACCGCTTGGCTCTGCGCCATGCGTTGGGTCTCAGAGAAGATGTGTGGGTCAGAGACAGGGATCACGTCCGTGTTAGAGGCAAAGTCTTCCTTGCGGATGTCGAGGTCTTGAACCACTTCACCCTTGCGTTGCTCTTCCAAGTACCAACGATTCAGGCGACCAAGGATCTTGAGGACGCGACCTTGGCTGTCGTGCAGGCGTGAGTGGATGGCAGAAAACACCGCGGCGCCCTGCTCGATCAAAGCTTGGGTGGTTCCAACAGGGGTGTTGGAGTTCACGTCAGCGATCTTTTCCTCTGCGGTGGTCACTACCCCCTTAGCCGCACCGTCTAGCCAGCCCAGAAGCTTGAATAAGACCTCTGAGGGTGGGTTGAAGGGCATGGGCATGGCGATCTTGCGGATGTCGTCAACACCGGGGGCTCCCTCGATCTCACAAACTTGCGTCACATCCACCTGTTGGGACTGACCCGAGATCTTCGCTCCCTTGAGCTTTAGCATGGTTGCCGCATTGTTGATATGGGCAGAGTCCAGCAAAGCGCGCAGAGAGCCTGTAAGAGCCGCGGATAGGCCACCAATGAGCTGTGGCAGACCAATAGCATAAGCACCACGCCATGGGATGAACTTGAACTCGACCAGCCAATCTAGCTTGGTCTGCGTCTCGTCGCCCTCTTCCCAGTTACGATACAAGCCAACGCACTCGTTCTCGTGCTCGTCAACCATCAGGATGTAGGGGGCGGACTCACCGTTGGTCAGGGGGTCGTCCTCGAGCTCCAACCATGTGTAGATGTGATAGACCTTGCGAAGACCGTCTTCGTTGTCATCCCACTTGCGACCTTCAATCTTGTTGTTGGCTTTCTCGGAGTGGGTTTCTTCTGGCTCAGCGCTTACGCGAACCAAGTCGATGTCACGGTACAGACCTGAGCGAATGCGGTTCTTGAACTCCCACTCAGTGATGGTCTGCATCTCAGTGACACGCTGAGCGGTGTAGAAGTTCGCGGCGGCAAAGGGCAACAGGATGTTGTCGATTGGCATGAACTCAGCGCAGGGACGCTTTTTCTTGTCGTCGTACCACAGCTTCATGTACTGTGAGCCACCCAAGGGGAGCTGTGTCAGCATCTGTTCCTGCTCGTCGCGGAACTCTTCGATCTGCTCAGTCAACTGCCAGTTCATGTAGTCGCGCTTGCGCTCAGCCTTCTGAATCTTGGCTTCATCCACGTCGCCCAAGATCTTGGTGCGGGTAGGGCCGTCAGGTGGGAACATCTCTTTGATGGCGCGAGAGGCGAAGTCTACGCAGGCTTCAGCCATGACAGGGTGGACGACCTTGCTGGCGCCCATGAAGGTAGCACCGCCCGGGGCATCATTCCCCATGCCCGTACGCTTGAGACCCTCTTCGTACTTCTTGTCGCGCTCCTCACGGGACTTCTTATCGTTCTCAACCAAGTCCATGTAGCGCAGTGCGATCTTGTTCAGGTCAAGGGGATGGATCTCTTCTGCCAAGTTGGCGTAGAAGTCCTCGTCCTCCATGGGCCCCTTGCTCTCCATATGAACAATGGCAGAGCCGTCTGGCAACTCTTCAATTTCAGCGTCTTCTGGTGGCATCTCGTATTCAATGCCTTCGTCAGCCTCAACCTGTTGGTCTCTCAAGCCTTCGATGAAACGACCTGCATTGGGGTCTTGGGGGAATTGTGTTGCCATAGCTTTAACCTTGTGTTAAAATACCCGTACGCAAACATTGCGTTTTAATAAAAGGGAAAAAAGTGGAAGACCGAGCATACGAAGCAATCCAATTCCTGCGATTGCAAGATGGTAACTCAAACTCGATGTTTGAGGAATGTGCAGACGTAATTGAGTGCCTTCTTGGACGCCAGCGTGAGCTGGAGGAGAAAGTGGCCAGCCTCGAGGCGCCGAAACAATCGGCGTACCGTCGAGGGATGTCGTTTGGTGCTGAGGCATGGTACAAGCGAAACCGTCAACGATCAGCTTCGCCGGCCATCGAAGACGCTGAGTAACCCAGAGCGGCCAAAGCGGCTGTGGGGCTCATACCCTTGCGGATCAAGTCTACAGCCTTGGCCCAGTCAGCTTCGGCAAAGAACTGGCGGGTGTTCTGGATGTCAGCCCGAGCGCCGGGTAGTGCGGCATCACGGCGCATCTTCTCTTTGATGGCCTGACGGACATATTCTGACTCGCTCAGGTTCTGCACAGCAGACTGAGGCAAGTAAGAGGCTTCCTTAAGCAAACCTTTGGTTGCCTGACCACTGAACGGCTCAGAAGCTGTAAAGCCTTCAGGCGTGTACTTGCCAACGCCGGGGCCATAACCTGAACTGTTGAGCGACGTCTCAATGTCAGAGGGGTAAATGCCTTCAAGTTCTTTGCGTTTGTCCTTGAGCATCTTGTTGATGTCTTTGGTGGTTGCGTTTGGATCAAACGGGAAGATCGTTGCGCCACGGCTTGTGGGGGCAATACCGTAACCAGTGTCACCCAACGCGGCTGTTAAAGCGCCCATCTGGTCGGCTGTTGGCGGCACACCAGTAGCAGGGTCAAGGTTCCTGTTGGGGTTGAGCCTGCGGGTGTCGAGTACTGCGGCGTTCTTTCCAGTCACGTCACCCATGGTGTTGGGCAGGTTGTAGCCGAATGCCTCTTGTGCGTCGTTCAAGGCGCGGAAGCGCTCAGAGAAGTCCATCAACTGCTTAGTCTCTGGGGCAATCAAGCCCTCGCCGCCCGTGGGGAAGTCCAGCAGGGGACGTGCAATCTTGACGGGTTGCATTTCATAAGCTGACGCACCCTCTGGCAGATAGGCGCCTGAAGCCTCAATTGTTGGCAGTTGGCGGTGGCCTAGAGCGGAATAGATCACGTCGCGGTTGCCTGCGCCCACCTCTGGGAACTCATTCAATGCCGCCTCTGGTGCTGGGCGATCCCAACGACCTATATTGCCATATGCAACGCGCTCACTCAAAGGAGCGTCGATCATGCCGGGTACGTGGCCCGTAGAAGCCCCGGGAATCGCCTCATGAGTCGCTGAACCAGCGTGTTTGTAGGCGTAGTCGATGGCGGTCTTGTTTGCGTCTTGTAGGGCCAGTTTGATGCCTTCAAGCGGGTCTCCACCGTAGCGACCAGTCTTGCTGGAGCCGCGGGAGTACAAGTCTTGGGCTTTACCGTACACCCAAGGCAGTTCCTGAATGTGTGGGCCGTACCAGTCTGAGCGGCCACCTGTTGCCGCTTTGTTGGCCCGATCCACCTGCAAGGCGGTTTCCAGATCCATGAAGGGGTGCATTGTGTCGGACACGCCAGCTTTCCACGGGTTGCCTTGTGGATCTGTGTAGCCCATACCTTGGGCGCGGCGGAAGTCGTTCACGCCGAACAGGCCAGTGTTGGGCAGGCGCGGATCGTTCTTATCGGCGTACTCACCGATCTTGAAACCCATCTCTGCTGGCTCGTCAGCCGCCACAGCTCTGTCAAGGGTTCGCATGCCAGCACCGCGGTAGGCCATCTTAGGCTCACCGTAGTTGCGGCTGTTCAAGTGCTTCAGGGCAAAGGTCAGCTCAGACTCTGGGGCCACGCCAGCGCTATAAACGCCGTGTTGCTCCAACGTGCGGGGCAGTTGGTAAGGCTCGGTCATCTGAGCCATGCCTGACTTGGCGCGGTCGTACCACGTACCCAAGCGAACAGGGTCGGCCAGCCTTACCGCGTCAACCGAGTCGATGAAGTCTTGGTCAAGGTCACGGCGCATCTTGCCCAAAGCTTGGGGGCTGTCCACCGTACGGGGAGCGCCGACGTAGCCACCAGAGGTGTCAGGCTTCAAATGTTTACCAGCCCGAGCGGCTCTCAGGACTGCCTCGTCGCCTTGTGTCTCAGCCATCTTGCGGTAGAAGTCTGGGGGCGTTGCTGTACGCTTGCCTGTGCTGGCCTTGGCTGGCTTGACGGAATCTTCAGGAGACTTTTTGGCGCTGTCCTTGGCCATCTTCTCGACCTTCTTAGCGCGCTCGGCTTCCTGAGCTTGCTTCTGGCCCCACTTCTCGAGTACGGCCTTCTCTTCAGGGGTTAACTGTTTGACGCCTTCCATGCCTCTCTTGGTGATACCAAGCGCCTCTAGGCCTTCAGTCAGCATTTGGGTAACCTTGCCACCCTTTTGGAACTTCTGCTCTTGAGTGGCCAGCCACATGGTGTCTCTGCTTGCGTTCTTTGGCATATGAATAGCTCCGCCTTTAGCTTTTGGTTCTTCAAATTCAAACTCTGGTAGCTGTGAAGCCGCTCCAGCGGTTGGGATGGCAACCTGTTGGTACAGTGGCAAACCCTTTTGCTGGATCTGCTGGCGCATCTCTGGGGTGATGGGAAAGTTGTGCAAAGGTATTTGCAAGCGTCCTACTTCTGTTTGCGCGCCTGATCCAACATTGATCATTTTTGGCACGTCAATAGTTTGCAAACCAACCTGAGCGCCGTACTGCTTACCAAAGTTGTTCAGGTAATCAGGGATGATCTTGTCGTAGAAGCCCTTCATGCCTTCGCCACCAAGCTCAAGGTCTAGGCCGCTCAGCACTCTGTTGCCGTCGTCTGGCGCTTGCTGTAACAGCTTCTGGGTTGTCTCTTGGCCAATGACGTTGGGTAGCTCTGACTCTGGCGTCAGCTTGCTGTAGATGACTTCATTGTTTTTGCCGAACACGTTCAGGAACATGCCACGGCCTTTATCGTCAGGGTGGTATGAGACAGCGTCTGCAACCCTGCTCAAGTCAAACCGCTTGGCTTGCTCGGCGCCGGGTGTGACGGCGATACTGTCATAACCATTGTCAGCGGCATAATTCAGCAGGCGCTTCATAGCTAACTCGTGCCAGTTCTTTTTAAACGGGGCGTCAGGAACTGAGTTGACTGATTTGAACTTAGACGCTTGATCGAGCATGTCGCTGGCTTCTTTTGCGCTCTCCATGCCGTGACCCTTCCAGCCCTCAGCGGCGTGGAAAGCATCTTGGTAGCCTGCGGCCCTCGCTACCTCGTCAGCTTTCTGCCGGGCTTCTTGGTATGCGGGTTCATTTGCATAACCGCCTTTGCGGCCTTTCTGATGCCAGTCGGATTGGATCTCTTCAACGTGCAGGATCTTCTCACCGTTGGGGCCAGCGCGGTCTTGTACGCGCATGTGGGCTAGGACGTTTGGTTCATCCCAATGCTGATGGACAAAATCATTTGGTTTTGGGGTTTCAATAAATTCCCGCTCTACGCGATAACTAGGGTTGGCGGCAATAATTTGTTGCGTCCGTTCTGTTGGCGGCCACATGCCTTGTGAGATTAAGTTATCTTCCTCGTTGTAAAGATTAAATATCTCTTTTTTGGGAGCTTCACTTTTGTTTGGCAACCTCAATAGGATCTCACGATAGTTCTCGCCACCCGGCGTTTTAAGGGTGCGGTACTTGGTGAAGTCTTTTGAGTCCTCTGGCCTGCCAAGCACCTTCTCTTCAATCTGGGCCGGCGGGTTGTCTTTGAGGACTTGCTGGGCCTCTTCTTTGGTGATCTTGCCCTTGGCCTTGAATGCCTGCTCAAGCTTACGGTCGGCCAGCTCAGCCTTTTTCACGCCGGGCTGTTTGGTCAGCTCCGTGTAGAACTCGGCGCCTGTACCTTTAGGTCTGGCAATGTTGGCCAGCGCCTCGTCAACAGAGGAGTAGAAGGGTGCAGTCTTCTTAGCTGGCTCACCAGCCTTCAGCGCTTTGGTTAATGCTCCGATCAGGCTCATAGTGGTCTCTCCTCTAAGATCAAGTCGTCAGCGTTGATAGCACCACCAGCGGCTTTGTGCATACCAGTATCAGCAACTTGACGTGCCGCATCATCTACTGACAAGCCTTTGTTGACAAGGTCTACGATCTTGTTTAGGTTGTTCATGCTGTCTTTGATGCCATACTTCTTAGCGGCATTCACAAACTCGTCGCCGTTGATGTAGGCGGCTGGCTTCTTAAGGTATCCGCCTTCAGCTTTCTTTATGTCTGGCGCTGGAACAATAACTTTGCGCGCTTTGATGCCGCGACCAACGTCAAGCTCTTGCTCGAAGCGCCGTGGGTTGGTTAACGGGTACAAATACTTTTGGCCCTCGGCCTCAATGTCAAACATAGAACCCTCTGGGACTAAATGCTTGTCTTGCATTTCTCTGAATGTTTTTGCGTCAACAATCAATGGCTCGCCTATATCAACAGAGCCGATAGCTTTTGCTGGCGCATTTCCAGTTCTAACGATTGACATTGACTGATTAACGTACGGCCTAAGCGAATCAGTTTTACGTGACTCATAAAGCTTTTGACCGTCCACAATTAAATCCGCATAAGGCAAGTCAAGTTTGCTGTCTGTTCTGACATTGATTCCCATAGGTGGTACTTCAGGTTTTTTTAAAGCACCCAGCAATTCTTTGACAACTTTGCCGCCCTTAGCCAGCTTGCGGTTGTTTACCTCAAGCATCATTGTGTCAGGGTTCTTGGATATGCTGACCCTGCCGCCGCGCTTCATGCCCTCTACCTTCTTCTGTTCACTGCGCAACAGGTCATCGTACTCTTGCTTGGTGAAATACTTCTGGGTATTGCCAGACAAGTCCCAGCCAGCTTTTCTAATCTGATCTGCCGAGATCAATCCAGTGTTATTAAAGTCGCCCACAGCAGACCAATTGCCACTACGAACAAAGTCCTGCACAAATGGAATGTAGTCGTCTTTGGGCTTGGCGTTCTGCTTGCCTTTGATCTGAACAATTTGATCTGGCATGTTCTCTCTTGCCATACGGATCTCAATGTCCCTGACATCAGCGTCGGTATATCCGTTGGGCAATCTTTTAGCCTCTTCCAGAGCCGCTTCTTTGTAAGGCAACAAATCTTCCTTACGTAATTGTTTTTGACTTGGGCTAGTTTCAATCGTCACATGTGGCTCACCTTTGGCATCACGCAAGCTGTAGATCTTTGACTTGCCATCTCGAACGTCGTCACAGTAGCCACCAACGCAGTGGCCCATTGTTGCGCCTTCGTATTTAAGAGCCTCTTCTAGACGTGGATCGCGCTTTAAAGCATCAGCTATAGCTTCATCAGGGGTTTTGAAATAAGGTACGTTTATGTGGCCAAGGTTATTTGGTTTACGGGGGAAAGCTTCTTTGCCGTTCTCGTCAACCACTTTGTACGAGCTTGTAACGTCATCAAGTATGGTGCTGTACCCTTTTGGAAGTTCTTTAGGCGGCGCCAGTTGAATCCACTTGTAGCCTTCTGGATACTCTTTTTGAAGCGGGAAGCCCTCCGTCACCTTGAAATTGGCTTCACGCATCTTCTTAGCCGCCTCTTGGTCAAACTCATAGGTGCGGCGCACTGCCTGCTCCATGCTGATCTTGTTAAGCTGTTCAGGACGTATGCGGCCAGAGGCTACGTCTATACGCAGAACATCAAGGATGTGATCAAAGCCAAGATCGCGTGGGTTAAACCGCTCCATGCCTTGTGTTTTGTATAAGGACGTCTCTGGCGGTAAATTTTTAATAAACTCATCTGCCTTTTCGTACATGCCGGGCGCCACGTTCATCATCTCTTGATGCTGTTGCGCGCTGTCTCGACTAATCATTGCGTCAGAGCGGTTCTCCCATTGTTTGGCAAGGTCAGACTCGGCCATCTGTGTGCCGCCCATTTGTTTACGGCCTGACTCTCCCGCACGGCTCCAATATCTGGTGTCTTCAGCTATAGGAAAGGCTGTAATGTTCTGTTCTGCCAGCTTACGCACTGGGTCTTCAGGTGTTGCCATTTGCTTCTTGACGTAGTTGGTCAAGTTGCTGTCAACCCAATTGTTAAGCGCTATGTCTTTTTCTAACAGGTCAATGCTTTGAAGAACATGCTCTTTGCCAGCGCTTTCTGGTAAATTTGCAATTGCTTCAGGCGTAAAGCGCTCACGTATTTCTCTAAGCGTTTGGGCTGGATCATCGCCACTAGCAATCCTTGAGGTACTGCGCCTTAGAGGCTTCAGCTCATCCTCAACGGTTCTGTTCAACCAGTTACCGCCTTTGGGCTTGACTACATAAGGAACGCCAGCAACGGACGCCTTGGCGAACTCTTCAGCACCGTGCCTGACAGCGCCGGGTAGCGCGCCGATGACCTTGAGCGGGGAGCCGGGGCCGTAGTAGAACCCGCCAGCCAGCGCACCTAAGCCAGAGGCGGCTTTGCTTACAGGCGTCTCGGATCTGAACGGCAGGCGCTTCTCGATGTCCTCGGACGTTGGCAGGTAGGTCTTGCTGGTCTTGTCACCCGTCACCAGCTCGGACATGGTGGGAGCGCGCAGGTAATCGTAGGGGATACGCAGGAAGGACTCGATGTCGCCGGGAGCGCCAGCCACGCCAGCCACAAACCCACGAGCCAAATCCACTGGGACGTTCTTTGCCGCCTCACGATCTTGCCTAGACCTGTTGCGCTGTAGCTGTGGGAACACGCCAAAGGCGGCTCGGTCGTCGGAGGGTTTGTCAGCCATGGCTTATCCTGCTGAGTTGCTGTTGCCCCAATGATACCTTGGGTGGCGCCTCAAGTCCATCATGCGGAGTATGGGTTCTCGATCTTACGACGTCCGCTATCGATGTAGTCGTCCATGTCGTAGTCGTCCCTTGGGGCGCCATCGATGTCTAGCCAGCCAGCATCACGTAGGAACCGCAAGCCTTGGGTGCAGGCGTCCACGAAGTCGTCGTGCGTTGAGTCAGGGAAGGAGCAGATCTGGGAGACGAAGCCCTCAGCCCAATCCTTAACGTAGCCCTTCCTGACACTGCTCTCAGGGATCCACACACGGCCAGCGGCAATGATGTTGGACACAATGTTCAGGCGCTGGATCTTGTCAGCTCTGCCGGGGTTGTACGCCCTCACAGGCAAGTGCCCACGCTGTAAGTCTTGGATCAGCGCTATGCCTGCGGACTTGTCCTCCACGAGGATCAGGTCTACGCGCTTCTTGTCTTTGCCCTCACCATAGACCACGTCGTACTCCTCGATCACCTTGGGGCGCAGGTCTGGGTACTGGAGCCTGTCCTGCCAGCAGTCGATGATCATGGCGGACATCGGGCCATCGAGCGGCTTGAACACGCCGAACGTGATAGCCGCTGTCGGATCGTTGACAGTCTTCTCTGAGCTGGCGCAGTCGTAGCTTTGCAGGATGTACTCGAACTTTGGGAACGCCTTATTAGGCGCCCAGAGCTTGAACATCTCGCGCTTGACGATACCCGACTCTTCAGGGTCGATCAGCTCAGCGTGGATCTCCTGCCTGCCGATCTTAGTACCTTCGTATGCAAGGATCTGCTTCTGGAAGCTTGGAGCGAGGTTGGCTAGGTTGACGTAGGTAGATGCCGTCGTCAGGGCTACGTCGTCTCCTTCACGCCCTATAAGCTCTACGATGAGGTCTTTGGGACGTGGGGTAGTCGTGGCAATGATCTGGGTTCTGCCGTCTTCCTTCTTTAAGCGAACGGCGAACTGAATGTTGTACCAAGCCTCATCGAGGTAGTCCCAAGCGGCCAGCTCGTCCAGCCAAGCGCCATGGTACTGGCCACCACGAAATCGATCAGGCTCGCTGGCGCTGATGCCTTTGATCAGGCTCCCGTTGACCAGCACGATCTCATGCAAGGCTTTGTTGTAGTCTCGTATCAACGCAGGCGGGATGACGGCGATCAGTCCTGACTCACCCTCAAAGCATGTGCCGCGGACGTCCATCGATGTGGGAGCGGACACCAGCCAGCGTGTGTTGGGGTTCTCCCACGCCCACCACCATAGCTGTTCAGCCGCGGTACGGGTCTTGCCAGCCCCACGACCAGCCAGCATGAGCCAGATAGACCACCACTCACCTTGGGGTAGCTTCTGGTGATTGAAGGCGCCTGAAAGCCATTTGATGCGTGTGGCGTAAGCGGCTCCGTGGTACGGGCCCAGACTCTTGCGAAGCTCCTCGTCTTGCAGGATGTCCAGAATGTCCTGTTCAATGACAGCGCTCATTCAGCGATCCGTATCAGCTCTAGGCGCTTGACAGCCACGTCCATCATGTCCCTGACGTTCACATCAATGACAGTGAGGTCGTTAGTCTCTTCTGCCGTCTTCTGCTCACCGTACTTCTTAGGAGCCATGCGAGCGGCTGTCCACTTGCGGGTATCGACCCGAAGCTTCATCCATGCCACGTAGGAGGAGTCGAACTTGACCTCGATCAACTCACCTTCCTTGTTGGTTATGTGGCTCAACTCAGGCGGCTGGTCAACAATGTCGATCAATTCATCGAACTGAGTTTCAGCTTGAATTTCGCGTGCGCGTGTGTATTGTTGCAAAAAGTCAGGCTTGGTGGTCAACCAACCCATCACGCTTCGAAGGCTCGGCATATCGTCTGCTAAGCATATCTTGCGTAAGCTCTCACCTAATCCTAGTCTTGTGCATATGTCGATAGCTAACTCTTCCGTGTATATGGAAGGTCTGCCTATTGTTGGTGCTTCTTTTGTTTGCGGCTCAACTGTCACATCGGCGACTGGGTCGCTGGAAAGATCTTTTGGTTTCTTTGCCATCACTGAACTCCTTTAACGCAAAGTTTAACGGATCTTTGTGTTTGTATGCAATCAGTCCTTCAATCCCCTCATGATCCTTCTATCCATGTCCTTGATGGTGAGCTTGTATTCTTTGTTTTGTGCTTCTAGTTTTGCGGCTTTTACGGTCGCGTGTTTGAGCTTTGACTCGAGTTCCTGCACCTTGGTCTGTAGCTCAGTGATGGCTTTGTTTGCCAGCTTAGGGTTTTGTTCTATCCACTCTGGCGCCCAGATCTCTTCGGTCATGCTTCTTTCCCATAGTTCTTCATGGAGCGCACGTAGACGGCGAATGAAGCGGTTGTGTCCCCACCGTTGACCATTCGATCAAACTCGTTTGCCACCTCTTCTAAGACGTCGTTACGGATCTTGTTTGTGATGGGATCGAGCTGGCGTTGGATCATCTGCCTTTTGCGCCAGCCTAACGCCTTCTCCCAGATGTTTAGTTCTGCTTCGCTCATGAGTTGCGCTCCTTCAGTAAAGCAATAGCTTGACCAACAGCACTCATTTGACCAAGGTTTGTGTTGTAGAACAAGTCTGTCAATTCATCGTTAGTCAGCCCAACCCATGTGCGCTCATCTTTGTTTGGGATGCAATAAGTTGGCTGTGTCATGGCGTTGACTGCTTTGTCCACGCTAGACTGCATTTGCTTTTGCATACCATCAATGAACCCACGCTCGTATTCACTCTTTGGCTGTGCCAAGGCTTCTTTGATGGCGGTGACCAATGCCTCTCGGTCAATATGCTCTGCGTTGTACCGATCATCTTGAACCAATTTCACATATTCCAGCGCCAGCTTCAATGTTTTTTCTTGTGAAGTCATGTGTTGCGTTCCTTTAGCTTAGCTTCTACTTTACGCAAGGCGCCTAACAGTTCTTGCTTAGCCTCCTCTAAAAGCCAGTTAGGAGCGCCTGATGCAAGCTTCCACCCATACGCCTGCAACAACTCCTCATCCGTCAGCCCCTTCCAAGGGCGTACGTAATCCTGTACGTCGTCATCATCCATTATTTTTCTCCAGTAATGCGGCTTCAATCTT